GATTAATGCTAAAGAAAGGATTGACTATCTTAAAGGAGCAATGGATAAAGCTAACCCACCTGATAGGTGTTATGATGATGTGCCTGATGGTGCTAGTGGCAATCGTAAGCTCGCTTTTGGTTGCTTTTATTGTGAACATAAGCGTACTTGTTGGAGTGATGCGAATGAAGGTAAAGGGTTACGTGTATTCAATTATGCAAATGGAAACAGGTATCTTACGAAAGTTAAGAAAGCTCCTAATGTAGAAGAGGTTACAACATGGTAAGTCATTGGATTAGATATGGTACTGAAGAACCTTTCGTACCTAACCTAGATAAGTTTGGGTTTGTTTATCTTATAACGAATACTAAAACTACTAAAGCATATGTAGGTTGTAAACAATATTTTTCTATGGGTAAGAAAAAAAGAAAACATAAATGGGAAATATATACAGGATCATCTAAATATTTAAATGCAGATATAGAAAAGATAGGTAAAGAACATTTTACATTTGAAGTAATTGCAGAGTATAAAAACAAAAGAAGTTTACGTTATTATGAAATGTATTATCAAGTAAAATGGAATGTTCTTACTTCTACTATAGAAGGTAGTGATGAACCTGCATTTTATAATTCATATGTGGGTGGTAAATTTTTTCCTCCTGTTGAATTGTATAAAGATCCAGATCATATTAAAAAAATGAGAGAAAGAAACCATGATAATCCTGAAGTTCAAAAAAGAAAAAGTAAATCTCTTAAAAAAAGAGAAAATGATTTAGAATATAAAGAAAGAATGAGAAAAAATAATTATGATAATAAAGAAGTTAAAGCAAAAATTAGAGAACAAATGATTGGAGATAAAAATTCTAATGCTTTAGGTGCACATAAATTAGAATTTAAATGTGGTAAAGTTATTATTGTTGATAATTTATCTAGGTTTGCTATAGATAATAATTATGATTGGGCAGCTTTAAGACATTTAAAAATAGGATATAAAATACAGCAAGGTAAAAAAATAAATATGTATAAACATAAAGATATAGTTAAAGTAAAATTAATAGGAAAGGAGGAAAATAAATGTCAGTAAAGGAAGCAATGTACAACACAGCACTAGCTGAGTTTCATTCTCAAAGAGATAAAGCTATAGCTACTGCACGTATATACTTGGAACATCCTGTTGGTATAGGAGAACATCCCCAAGTTATTGATGAATTTATTAAACAAATTAAACTAGCTGCTGAAGCAGAAGAAGCTGCATCTATGTTAGTTGATACATTTAGAGATGAAATAACTCAAGAAGACTAATGAATGAAGAATATATTGAGATATTAACAGAGATACAAGAGCATGAGAACAGTAGTCCTGAACGCATGTTATTTTTATCTGTTATATTTCAAGCATTGTTAGATGCAACAAAAGAAAAGACTAAAGTAGAATCACCACGTACAAGTGTTGAAAGAGCTAATGCTCGTGCATGGTTCTTCTGTAGTGTAGGTGTAACATGTGATAACTTTGAGTATGTCTGTGAGAATGCAGGTATGGATGCACAGTATACAAGAAGTTTTGCAATTAAAGTAATTAACTCAAAGGAAATAAAATATGTCAGACAAAGAATCAGAAGAGTCTTGGATAAATCCTGAACAAGATAGAGGGTGGTCAAGAGAAAGTCACGAACAATATATGGCTAGACGTAGTGCAGAAGAAAGTTTAATTAATAAAGAAAGGTTTAAGAAAACTAAACCTAGTGATAAACAAATAGGTGGTAATCATTATAAAGACTGTGCTATACAACCTGTAGATTATATTGTTAAAAATAATCTTGACTTCTTAGAGGGTAATGTGGTAAAATATATAACTCGTCACAAAACAAAAAATGGTATAGAAGATATTAGAAAAGTAATACACTATGCAGAGTTAATATTAGAAAAGAAGTATGGAAAGGAAAAATAAATGGCATCATTAATGGGAAGTAATTATTTACCTACAGAGTATCAATCATTTATACATATGTCTAGGTATTCAAGATGGTTAGAAGAAGAAGGTAGAAGAGAGAGTTGGAGTGAAACTGTAAATAGACTTATATCTTTCTTTAAAAAACATATTGATAATAATTATGATGGAGTAATTAAAAAGAAAGAATGGAATGATTTAGAAGAAGCTATACTTTCTTTACAAGTTATGCCATCTATGAGAGCTTTGATGACATCAGGTGATGCATTAGATAGAGAGAATGTTGCAGGTTATAACTGTTCTTATATTCCTATTGATAGTCCAAGAGCATTTGATGAAGTGTTATATATACTTATGAATGGTACAGGTGTAGGTTTCTCTGTTGAAAGACAGTATGCTGATAAGTTACCTACTGTTCCTGATGTAGAGTTTGAACATACAGAAGATGTAGTATCTGTTGTTGATTCTAAAGAAGGTTGGGCAAAAGCATTTAGAGATTTAATATCTTATCTTTACACAGGTAGAGTTCCTAAGATAGATGTAAATAAAGTTAGACCTGCAGGTAAAAGATTAAAAACATTTGGTGGTAGAGCTAGTGGACCTCAACCTCTTGTAGATTTATTTGACTTTACTATTCTTAAATTTAAAAGTGCAAGAGGTAGAAAGCTTTCCTCTATGGAATGCCATGACATTGTATGTAAGACAGGTGAGGTTGTAGTTGTAGGTGGTGTACGTAGATCAGCACTTATATCTTTATCTAACTTATCTGATCAAAGAATACGTGGTGCTAAGATGGGTGAATGGTGGAATGAAAATCCACAAAGAGCATTAGCTAATAACTCTGTTGCTTACACAGAGAAACCAGATCCAGGTATCTTTATGAAAGAATGGTTGTCATTATATGAAAGTAAATCAGGTGAGAGAGGTATGTTCAATAGAGCATCAGCTCAAGCTAAAGCTGCTGAGAATGGTAGACGTAATCCTGATTGGGACTTTGGTACTAATCCTTGTAGTGAAATTATTCTTAGACCTAATCAATTCTGTAACTTAACTGAAGTTGTGTGTCGTTCTACTGATACTATGACTACACTAGTAAAGAAAGTTAAGCTTGCTACTATATTAGGTACAATACAATCTACCTTTACAAACTTTGGTTATCTTCGTAAGAGATGGCAGAACAATACAGAAGAAGAAAGATTACTTGGTGTGTCTCTTACAGGTATCATGGATTGTATTGAGTTAAATACTATTGATGGACTTGCACCTAGATTAGAAACATTAAAGAAACATGCAGTAGATACTAACAAAGCTTTAGCAGATAAGTTAGGCATACCACAATCAACAGCTATCACTTGTGTTAAACCTTCAGGTACTGTAAGTCAGTTAGTAGATAGTGCTAGTGGTATACATGCTAGACATAATCCTTACTACATTAGAACAGTAAGAGGTGATAACAAAGATCCATTGACTGAGTTTATGAAAGCATCTGGTATACCTAATGAACCTGATGTAATGAAACCAGAACATACAACTGTATTTTCTTTTCCTATGATGTCACCTAAAGGTTCAGTATGCAGAACAGACATGACTGCTATTGAACAATTAGAGATTTGGAAAGTTTATGCACAGTCTTGGTGTGAACATAAACCTTCTGTAACTATAAGTGTTAAGGAAGAAGAGTGGGTTCCTGTTGGTGCATGGTGTTGGGAAAACTTTGAGTATCTAAGTGGTGTATCTTTCTTACCATTCTCTGATCATACATATCAACAAGCACCTTATCAAGATATAGATGAGAAGACTTATAAGAAGTTAGCTAAAGCTATGCCAACTAATATTGATTGGAATAAGTTACAAGACTTTGAAAAAGAAGATAACACGAAAGGATCACAAGAACTTGCTTGTACTGCAGGTGTATGTGAGTTGGTGGACATATAGTTCGTTCACCTTGTATTGGTGTATGTACACTAGAGAATGAAGTTTGTATTGGTTGTTTTAGAACAAGTAAACAAATAGCTGAGTGGGCTTTTTATAATGATGAAGAGAGAGAAAAGATAATGAAAGAAAGTAAACCAGTATTTTCAACAGCAGATGCAGAGTTGATAAGAGATTTAATATTATTTACTTTGAAGACGCAAGATGATTTTGCTATACCATCTGATAAGAAGAAACAGTTAGAAGCATTGTTTCATAGACTAGGTAGGTTCAAAAAAAGTTCTTGACATTTTTTGTAAACTATGCCATAATTACATTATAGAATGCCATAATGGGTTCTATTAATCGCTTAATGAAAGGATAAAAAATGAGTGTATTTCATAATATAAATAGATATGCTATAGGGTTTGATCATTTGATGGATCACTTAGTATCTCTACACAGCAACAATAACTTAACTACTAACGAATATCCACCTTATGATATTATAAAGGAAGGAGAAAGTAATTATAAAATAGAACTTGCAGTTGCAGGTTTTAAGAAAGACGAGTTAAGTATACAATTAAAAGACAATACCTTAACTATAAAAGGTGAGTCTAACTCTAAAAATTCTAATGGAGATTATCTTCATAAGAATATAGCACGAAGATCT